TATATGAATATCCGCAACCTGAAAGATTGGTTGTAATTGGGGATATTCATGGTGATATTAAAAGGTTCAAAAATATATTGATAGATGCCAAAATAATCAATGAAAATATTGAGTGGATTGCCGAACCTAATAATACTATTGTTATTCAAATGGGAGACCAGATAGATAGCCTCAATAGAACTACATACGTTGATTGGGAAGTAATTGAAGATATTGAAATGATTACTTTTACAAATATATTGGATAAATTGGCTATAGCTAAGGGCGGTCGCTTAATATCTATAATAGGGAATCACGAGTTTATGAATACTCTGGGAAATTATAGTTATGTATCTAATAATAGTATTGCTAATAATGAGAAGAGAAGAAGAGAACTTTTTAAGCCGGGCGGGCAGATATCTATCATATTAGGTAACAGACCTGTTGTTGTAAAAATAGGCAATATGTTATTTTGCCACGCTGGCTTGAAGATATCGCATTTGATAATTTTAAACATCTATAAGAAGGACATTGGATATGTTAATAGGTTGTGGAGACAGTTTGTGCTTATGAATAACATTAGTGGAACAGAAGATAGTGATATATTTAGAAGAATTATATTGAATGACGATGGTATATTATGGACGAGAGAGCTTGATAATTCCGAAGATATGGAGATAATGCTTAGAAGTTTAGGATGTAAATATATGTTTATAGGGCATAATGTTGTTGATGGTATTAAATTTGTTAATAATTTATTATTTTATACAGACACGGGGATATCGCGGGCATTTGGAAATAACAGTTATCAATATATAGATATTGCGAACTTTAATGTAAGCATAAAAACAGTCAGCATATAATAAGGAACAATAAGGAACATTAAGGTATAATAATATATAAGAGGTAATAAGGAGAATCTAATACAAAAGGGTATGAATATCAGTATTACAAAAAGAGCTTGGGAAAAACTATTTAGTATAGCAAGAGGCAATAAAAGTAGGTTTTTGCTATCTGCTAAGAGTGGCGGTTGTAATGGCTATATATACAATATTACAAAGGTTGAAGAAGAGCAAGAATTTACAGGGTATGGAGAGAAGAGGACTATAATTTTGGCGAATGATAATATATCTGTTTTGATTGAGCCACGCTCTGAGATACTCCTTGTGGGGACTACGGTAGATTATGAGAAGGGACAATATGACGAGAAGTTTGTATTCAATAACACTGACAATAGCAAGAAATCTAAGTGTGGATGTGGAAAATCTTTTTCAATGTAAAAAATAAACCGATGTATTATTTAGAAGGGATATAAAGAAATTTAAAATGCATAAATATCCTTTTATAATAGTTTTAGATATAGATCAAACTATTATAGGAACGGTTAATCAATTATGTAAGGAGCGCGAAGTATTAGAATACATTTATAATTTATGCAAAAAAAACAGGTTAAAAAAATGCATTAAGCAAAATAATATAGATATGCAAAAAGAGTTAAGGGATGGCTTATTGAGGCCTTATATTAATGAATTTTTAAATTTTTGTAATAAAAAATTTAAAAATGTAGAGATATTCTTTTATACAAATAGTAGTTATAATTACACTAATACATTTTTGGCTACAAATATTAAGAAGGTTTTGAAGTTCAAAGTAAATAAACCATATTTTACGAGAGAAAACTCTATGACTATAAATGGTACAGTTAAGAAATCTTTAGTTAATATATTTCCTTATATTATTAAATCTCTTACAAAAAAATATCCTATTATGAAATATGAAAAAAATATAGAATACATAATAAATAACCGCTTTATATTTATAGATGATATAGATAAAAATACATTTGAATATATAAATAGACAGATTATATGTCCGAAATATGATTTCAGGTATTATTATGATATACCAAATAAACTTGTTATTAAATACAAGATAAACCCTGAAATATTTAATAATATAGATGTATTAAATTATTTACATAATACGAATATACCTATATATAATAAGAATGGAAATATCCATCAGCAAAATAATGAGTATATTAATTTATGGAAAGAACAACAAAAGAAATATTCAGAGGTATCAAAAGTAAATGATGAGTATTTTAAGGATTTAATAAAAGATCTGTCTAAAAAATCAATTAATGACATATCTATATCTGATAAAAATATCAAGAGAATTAACGAGAAGTTTAAAAATGTAAAGTACTTCTAATTTCGTAGTAGTCTCTCGGTAATTATAAATATACTTTGATTAACATAGCAGTTATTGAGACACAAGACTATTCATATTTTTTTCAATTTAAAATTTGAGTACATCTCTTGATTTATTTTATAATTTATAAAAAACTTTTGAAATTTTTGAAAAAACAGAAAGATGTACTCAAATTTTAATTTTCAAATTTTATAAAAATCCGGTTTCTTTTTGATACATCATAAAGGTACTATAAATAGCCAACGACAGTTTTTTCTATCGCCTTCATATAAACCCGCGTTGGGTGCGGGTTCCCCTACAGGGTCTCCCAAATCTCTCAATATTATGCTTGAAATACATTGTATATAAATGATATAAAGGATATAAATGATATAAATGATATAAATGACAGGAAAGGTTGTTAACGACGACATAGCTGGGTCGGGTTCTTATAATTATGAGGCTGTTATTTTTGATGCTTATAAGTGTGATACAGATAATGTTATAGATGATGCTATCACAAGCTATCCCTTATTACAGATGGAATCGCGTAGAATATTCTATAGTAAAATCTTTAATCTTATGAAAAGTTCTTATAGATATTAAATGGATGTAATATAATAGAGTATGAGTATATATTTCAAGGACCATCCTGAGTTCAGACCTAATATCACACCGAAAGATATGTTTAAACAGGGTATTATGGGTGGCTCATATTTTAGAAAAATCAAATCTCCTAAAACTAAAAAGATATATCAAAATCATCATAAGCATTTTAAGTTTCTCAAAGATATTCAAGACAATTTAATAATAAACCAAGAATATGACAAAAGCGTTAATTATTACAAAGTTGAAGTTGGTACCAGCTATGAATACTGGATGGAAAAGAATTGGATAAAAGAAGATATAGACCCTTATGGATGGATAGAATGGTATTGTAATTTTTATAATGGACGCAGAACAGAAGATGATATACGCCAAATAAACCGATGGAAGAAGTCTGCTGGCCCCAAGGGTAGATTTAAAAATCAATTACAAAACAAAGTTAATGAATTGAGAAGCAATAGTGATAAAATATATCCACGATTAAGACAGACACTTCTTCACTGGGCTTATGACAGCCGTAAAATGAAAATCATATAAAAAATGATTTTGTATATTAATATATATTATAAACCAGTCGTGTGCTCTATGTCTATCCCTAGTGCTGTTAATGATGCTATAAATGAGATAGAGTTTGCTGAGCTCGCTGATGACGAAGATATTGATGCTGGACTTGTTGAAGAGGACAGAGATATTTTAGGACTTACTTTGGATACTGCTTCGTCTTTTGATGTCATACTTAATAAGAAAATTGAGGAAATTAATGAATTATATGAGTTGAAAACAAAAAACAAAAAAATGATATCAAATCCTAATGAAGTTAATTTTATGGATAAGAAGTTGTATAATAAAATTAATGCAGCGATTGACAAAAAATACAAAGAATCTAAGCAATATAAGAAAAAATGCGAAGAAGAAGTTCAAAACGCTTTATAATTCTAATAAACTATATAAATATATATCATCATATATTAATATGACTGATATATATCAAGTTAATAATGTCGTTGATAACGAGATGATATATATTATTAATAATAATATCAAGGATATCAATAAAATAGAGTATATTTACAAAAAATACAAAGACTCTACGAATATTGATAAAAAAGCTATTAAAAATAGAATATGCGAAATTAATAATTATAGAAAGGTACTTAAAGAGCTTGTAAAACAACCTATTATTAAGCAGAGAACTAAAGAATGGTTTGATGCACGAGAGAATCGTTTGACGGCGAGTGATTTACACGATGCAATTCAAGAAAAAAAGGTAAGTGATATGATTGCTAAAAAAAAGGCTAAACTTACGAAGGATAATACTAATTATAATTCTATCAAGCCGTTAAAATGGGGGACAATGTTTGAACCTATGGCATCGCGTATATATTCTGAAGTTAATGGAAATGTTAATATATACGAATTTGGGCTCGTTTGTGATAAGCAAAACGAACATTTCGGGGCTTCTCCTGATGGAATTAATGAACTCGGGATTATGATAGAAATCAAGTGTCCCTATAGTCGCAAAATAGTAGACGACCATATACCTGATAAATATTTCATGCAAATACAGGGACAATTGGCTGTTTGTAATTTGAATGAATGTGATTATATAGAATGTATGTTTATAGTGGTAGAAGAGAGCGAATATATAGAAGAGTTTGCAAACAACAAAGATGTCAATATTAAACACGGTATAATTGCAGAATACATCTCAGATATGCGCAATTGCGAATACACTTATTTATACAGCGATAGTAGCAGTATTAATAAGACAGCAAATGATAATATAAAAGATATTCGTAATAAAATAGATGTATTTAATGAGAATCCCAAAAACTCTAATTATAAACTTGAAAAACTTACTTATTGGAAGCTGGACAAAATAAATACGCAAAGAGTAGTATTTAATAAAAGCGAATGGGAAGCTATTAGCGACAAAATACATATCTTTTGGGAAAAAGTTGAAAGATTTAAGCTTCTTCCTGTTGAAAGAATAAGCTTCATTAATGACGATTAGCTGATAGCTCTATCTATTAAATGCCGTACCATCTGAATTCTGATAAACTATTTGTTTTATCTGTAGGTTGCCCTCCTGACGTATATCTTTCATTTGAAAAATTATTAGCATAAGGATTTACGAAATATACCATAGTCATACTTGTAGGAATATTATTAGTCAGACATACAGAATTGTATGCTTTATTATCTATTGTATAAGCACCTTGTATATTTAAGCACCCACACGCATGCTTGCTATCATCAGTACTGCAATTTAAGAAACATTGTTTGCTGTTACTTTTAATATTATCTGAAGACAAGAAGGTTCTTAATGAATTAGTATTACTATTAACAATATTTATATCAGTTATAATTCCTCCTGTATTTGTTAATCCCAAGAATACTATAGAAACTAAGGCTCTCATTCTAAAAGTTTCAGGGCATTTATAATTATTCACAACAGTATAGTTGGTAGAACAAGATTCATAATTAGTACCACCGGCTCCTCTATTAGAATCTGTTACCTTTATATCTTCTACATTATTCTTTAAATATGGGGCTTGTGAAATAAATACATATATGGGGAAATATAAATTATTATTATTTGGATTAAGTAAACTTGTCTCTCTTATAATCGTTTTTATTTTTGCATCAATTTTATTTGTTAATTCTGTAGTATTAGCATATTCGACATAGCCTACATTAGAATTATCGGTTAGCATTACTTTGTAAGAATTAATATATTGAATAGCATTTATAATATTACCCGGGTCAATTTTAATGCATCTGTATGCAAGCAATAAATCTCTGTTTCTTATATCAATATATTTTGTTAAATATATATTGTTATAAGTGTCGGAATCGCATTTATAAGCTGTGTGATAATCATCAATTACTCCATTTATTCCATTTACATCTCCTCTTAATACTTCGCTTGTATATTTGGCGCCATCTATAAGATTATTAATTTGTACTAAAACATTATCTAGATTACATTTTACACCATTAGCGGAATACTTGTCTATAAAGAGCTCCTTTATATCATAATTACAGACACTGACAATATAGAATATGCTTAAAATAACAAATATTATAGTCAATAATAATAATAATAAATCCTTCATTTTCATTATATATATATTATAATCTCTATATTATTTAATTATTTTAATTATTTTAATTATTTTTATTTTTACTTATAGAGGTCTTGTAATATATTTTTGGGTATATCTTTGGGTATCTTTAGAGAATATTATGGCGCTTCTAATTCAGTAAAACTCAAACTATATGTAGCATCATTTGGTTTCTCTACTTTTAAATCTCCCATAGGATCAACGAATAGATTCCAACAGTTACCTCCGGTTTTATCACACAATTCTAATCCTTTAGAAGTAGCGGTTGAATCTGTAAATATTTTAACTCCTTTTTCAGCAGTCAGATTACTTTTAGCTATTGTTTCCTTCATTAATTCTAAATTTGTAATATCAGTATTCTCCCATATTCTATCGCGAATCTTGTTGTTTGCTATATTGTTGTTATTTAATCCAAAAGTGAAAAACTTATTTAAATTAGCGCTTGAATTATCAAACATATTATTATAGTCTGATGCAATATAATTGCTGGTGCCCAATATATAATTACTCGTCTTACCAAACTTATTATCATAAACGGATGTCATAAAATTGCTGGTGCCCAATATATAATTACTCGCCTCACCGAACTTCTTATCATAATCGGATGTCAGAAAATTGCTTGTGTGTAATATGTAATTACTTGTATTACTGAACCTCTTATCATAATCGGAAATAATATAATTGCTGGTGGATTTAATATATTCGTTGTGTATATTAAACTTATTATCATAATCGGTAGTTACCTCTTTTTTTAATAAAATATTGCTATCGTCGGATTGTGCTACTGTGTCATTAATTTTGCTTTTAACAGCTTTTTTATATTCAAAATAATCATATATTAACCAAGATAAAACACCTATTAAGGCTAATAATATTAATGTCAATATAATATATAATACAACATCTAATACTTCCATTATTTTTTCTTCTTTTACTATACTATCTAATAATTTAATTATTTTTATTTATTTGTTTTACATTGTTATTCATTATATTATAGTAATTATTTTTGTTAAATTTTTATCATTATCTTCGTTTCCCATATTTTCATATTCTTCAATATTATTACCACCAACTTTGTCTTCATCGCCACCGCCAGACCCGCTATCATCGTCTTCGCTATCATCGTCTTCGCTATCATCGTCTTCGCTATCTTCGTATTCGCTATCTTCGTATTCGCTATCTTCGTAATCTTCCAATACTTCATTATCTAATCCATCGTATTTGTCATAATTTTCATAATCTTCAAACTCGTCAAACTCTTCATTGTTGCCTCCGCCAATCTTAACAAGGTTTTTCATTGTTTTAAAGTTTTTATGATATTTTTCCATAACCTTTTTAACATTATTACTATATTTATCTCTGTCATTATCTTCATCACTATCATTATCTTCATCACTATCATTATCTTCATCACTATCATTACTGCTATCGCCGTCATCACTGACATTATCATCGTCATCTCCTGCATCTCCTGCATCGCCGGCAGTATCGTCGTCTTCACCTTCTATTTTGTGTTTGTGTATATATTGCTCGGTTTTGTCGTGAGGTATTTCAAGTTCATCTGTATTTAATCGCAATTGTATTCCCATCGCTTCAAACTCTTGAATTAAAAGCTTGAATGCGTATGGTGTTTGGATAGCTACTATATCATCATTATTACAATTTTTACAAACATTAATATCATTGGTAATATTTAAGGCAACCAGAGTTCCGCATCTTTTACAAGCGCACCACATATATTTATCAGACCTTTCCATCATACTTTCTTTTAAAAACATAGATATTCCGTGGCTTAATACAGTATCTCTTTCCATCTCACCGATACGCAATCCACCGCCTTTTCTTCTCCCTTCGGTGGGTTGTCTCGTTAATTGAGTCATAGCACCAATACCGCGCGAATTAATTTTTTCGGCAACCATATGTTTTAATCTAAAATAATATGTGGGACCTATAAATACCTCGGTATCTATTTGGCGACCCGTAAAACCGTTATACAGTATCTCATTTCCATATTTTTCATATCCGTTATCTTCAAGCTTTTTATGTATGACCTCGTTATCTATCGGAATAAATACAGTGGCGTCTCCCAATAACCCATCAAGACAACACATCTTGGCAAATATACATTCCACGAGGTGACCTATTGTCATACGCGAAGGGATAGCGTGAGGATTTATAATAATATCGGGTTTAATACCATCCTTCGTATAGGGCATATTTTCTTCGGGTATTATCATCCCCAATACACCCTTTTGTCCGTGGCGCGAGGCATGCTTGTCGCCAAACTCGGGCTTCTTAATTTTTAAGAACTTAACCTTGCATATTTTGGAATCATCGCCCGATATTTTATTAGATATGTATATATTATCAACAGTGCCATATAGCGAATTGTCCGTACTTATAGATACGTCGGTATATATAGTCTCCTTTCTCTGTTCCATAAATACGCCATTCTCAACCTCTATGTATTTTTCCCTAATACTTATCATACCTATTATAATAACTTCTTGCCCCTGCGGGATATATACACCCTTTCTAATAAAGCCGTTTTCATCTATATATGAATAATCCTTCTTTTTAATCCCTGTTATTTTAATGCCACTATCTCGCATTTTTATAGGATTCCCGAAAATTATTCTTTCAGTATCAGAAATAACTTTACTCGTCGCTGTAATAGATTTGTAATATGATAGATAGTTTAATCCCCTGTTAATCGCCGCCCGATTAATCATAATACTATCTTCTTGATTAAAACCCGAGTATGTCATAATGGCAACGATTGTATTAAAGCCATTCGCCATATAATCACTTGAAGTATATTGAGCTATTCTCGTATTTATAATTGCCCTTTGCGGATAATGGAGAACATAGCTCATAGTATCAAATCTATTATTAAAGTTTGTAGCATACATTCCGATAGCTTGTTTAGATTGTGCAGCGTGGAATACATTTCTTGCGGATTGATTGTGATTACACATTGGAATATTGCCTGAAACTACACTTAATATTGTTGAAGGATGTATTTCTAAATGTGTATGAAGCGGTGTTATATCTTCCTTATTCATAGCTATAAAACTCGTATCAGTTTCCTCGTTATCTAAATATTCTATACATGCCCCTTTATTCTCAAGCTCATTCAATATTTTATCATAGAGCTTTCTATAATAATTATTATACCCCTCAATATCTCTATTCTTATCTCCGCTATCATCACCAAGACTTTTTGGTGTTTTTTTGCCACCACTGATGTTAAAAATATTTGATATGTATCCGCCAGTATATTTTTCAATACTTGTAAGGACGCTAGTAGTATCGTCATCAATTGGTTTATTATAGATGTCTCTGTAATAATAATCGTCGGTTTTCTCGGCTTCATTTAGTTTATTATATGAGCCGTTTAGCATATCAAACCAGTTATTAAAGTTATTATTTTTATATACCAGGATATCATTGTGGGGATATTCGGACTTCTTATTATTTTTCAAGATTAGTAGAGGCCTACAGGGTCTCCCTGCTTCCGTAAATATTCTTATTTCGTTGTTAGGAATACTCCAAGATATAGATATTAATATATTAATTAGTCCGTTTCTCCTGTACGCTTTTAATATTCTCGTTATAAATATGGGGTCTCCTGTATATCCATATAAAGAACCATTCAAAAATACGGCAGTTATATTTTTATTTATTAAAAAATTGCATCGGTTTAATGGAATTATCCCGATATCTGTGAGACATTTCTTTATATTTTCTACATTAATCCCCGCAGTTATTTTCGTCAATAAAGCCATATTTTTGAGATATCCTATAGAAGCTCCGTCGGGGCTTTCAAACGGACACATCATACCCCACTGTTGCGAATGTAATCTGTGAGGGCTCGTGATTTTTATGCTTCTATCAATAGGTATATTGACACGACGCAAATGCGATAAATAACCTATATAGCTGATTCGCGATAAATCCTGGACGATTCCGAGCTCTGGGTCGCTATTGCTAATTTGCCCCCAACGGCCTTTGAGAGATTTTGCGAATGTCTGTGTTATAATTAAATAATCTATTATTTTGTATATATTGTTATTGTTTATTATTTTGTCATATTCGTTCTTCTCCTTATAAGAACCGTAGTAATATTCTCTGTCTAATCTAATTCTAATATCATCGCGCAATTTTATGTAAGATTCTTGAAATAATTCGGTAAGTTTAAAACCGCTTATATCAACGCGTTTATATATATAGCTATCTCTGTCGCTGATAGGCAATGTTCCTATTACCGTTTTAATAAATTGTAAAACGAGATATCCGAGATACTTTCCTTTATTTTCTATATCCTCAATATTAGGAAATATATCTGTCATTATAACTGATTTAACGTGTTCGACAGTAGCATATCTAACCTTTTTATATAAATAGTTCAGCGCATCATCTTGCGTATATATACCATATTCCTTTTCATTATGTATATATAGCGAGCTAATTATGCTCGGTCTTATGAAGTTTTGAAAATACTCTCTTTCTATTTCATCTCCATAATCTCCAAATATAGCATCGCATATATCCTTATCACTCTCTATTCCGAGCGCCCTAAATAAAATGAAGAGAGGTATTTTTTCTTTGAATGAAGGGACAGAGACTAATATTGAGCCGTAATTGTATTTTTTGTTATTATATTGCACCTTGATTTTTTCATCGCGATATACGCCGTCGCTTTTAATAGGAGTATCTACGTAAAAAATTTGAATCTTTGAAGGTTTTACAGAGCCTTTCTCTGCAACACAGAGAATTATCCCTTTATAACTAAATCCGTTAGGGTCATCTGTTATTTTATTGGTAAATAGTTTGTTCGTAACAATATTTTCCTGCGCAATTATTACTTTTTCTTTGCCGTCAATAATAAAATACCCACCCGTATCATAAGGACATTCTCCCATCAATTTCAATATATCTGAACCATTATTTTTTAATAGACAGATATCACTATGGAGCATTATAGGGATACCGCCAATAGCTATGTTTTTGAACTCTACATCTTTTACTGCTCCTTTGTCATTTGTAATCCTAACTAAGACATTGGTGAATAGATGGGTCTCGTATGTAAGATTTCTCATTCGCGCGTCATTTGGTGTAATTAATTTAGGAGTTCCGTTTTCAAATGCAATGGGTCTATCAACACATATATTGTCGCCATTCAATCCGCCAATATAAATATCAACTTTTACAATAAGATTCTTATTGCTATCGTCCATTTTAATCATAGTAATAGGGTTATTAGATTTTATTATTTCGGGTATCTTTACTTTGACAAAGTTTCTATAACTATCTAAATGATGTCCAGTAAAAGGATATTTATGATCTTTAAAATATAAATCTAATATATCCCATTCATTATTAATCATTCTTCTAATATTATATATTATATATTATATATTATATATTATATATTATATATTATATCTTAAAAAAAATTTACTAATATCTAATATCCTAATTATTAAAAATTACATTAAAGCCTAAATCATATATTTTGAGTTTCCCGAGATTACCAGGAGATGTGTCTAATATGAGGCTAAAAGGCTGTATGTTTTTACTCGTAAGATATGTTAAAGTGATTGTATCTTTATTCTCAGGCGGATCCCCTTGTATATGCAATAATCCATATAAACCATCAAAAACAATTTTTCTATTTTTCGTATTTTTGAGATTTTTACCATATGCAGCCTGTATAATAGTATTCGGGGTACCATTGTTGTTATATAGTGTTAGTACTCCTTCATTATCAAATTCCATATAGTAATTATCATCAAATGATTTGAACTTTATATACTGCGGAACTGTTATATCTTTTGATAAATATTTACTATCTTCAAATTCAAATATATTGCCACCGTTCAATACATATTCGTAGTTTATTAATTTATCACCCCACGGCATATAATGAAAGAAATTTGAAAACTTAGGATTTTTCTCATCTATTTTAAACATACTAAAGGTAATCTCTTGAATGCCCGGATAGCTTTTCCCGGGTTCTGTTCTAAATTTTATATCATTTGTTATAGTATTATTATACGACCTGTTTATTTTATTTCCTCCTGTACCACTTTTCCCTGCATATGCCAAAGATTCTGATATAGAATCGCGGCTTATTTCGTCAATTTCCTCTTCTTCTAAATTGCCTTCATCGGGCTTAGCTTCTTTTTCTGCTTCATCTTTTATTTTTTTATATTCTTTTATTATATCTTCATTACTTTTTGAATATAACTCGCTAAAATCTCTGTTCATATAATATTTCATTGTGTATTCTTTAAATTGTAGACATTTAGTAGGCATATAAACACCTCCTCCGTAATCACCCTTGATATGATTTATATCTTCGCCTGCACCTTCTGATACGCATCCAAAATCATCACATATATTATTTAATGACCTTTTTAAAAGGTTATCATATCTTGCTTTATTAGATTTTTTTACTTTGTTATCAAGAGCCTTTAAGAAATACGAATCTTTGCTCGTCATATACTCCATCCATTTGTTTTGATCTGTGTAAGTAAACAGAGATGGGTAATAGTTGTAATAATCGCCTTCATTTTTCATCAAATTCGGAATATATATGATTATTTTCATCATTCCCTTGAATGTGTATTTCTCAAAAAAGGTGTTGGAGAAATCGTAGCTCACATCAGAGAACATCCGCTTTAATACATATTTATCATCTTTTGATATTATCTTGGCGATTGATATATATATAGGGAGAGGCAAGAGAACATTATTTCCTTGCCTGAAAGAAGGTTTGACTTTTTCTTTAATAATATTCAGGTTTTCAATTATCTTTTTTTCAATATCGTACATATTGCAATTGAACTCTTTATAACACATATTTTCATTGATATGGTCGCGGTCTTTGTACTGTTCCATAGTCATATGGATACACCTCTGATGTTTTAAGAATGATAGCTTGTCAGTAGATACAAACTTTTTAAAATCATCTGGATTGCTCTTATCTTCTTTTGCTACAGCAGTAGATGCTATTACGCGTTGATTAGGAGCTGCATTAGCTTTTGTAGCTTTTTTAGCTCCTCCGTCTGGGGTGTTTTGTGTAGGAGGCTGAGGTGGTTGAGGTAATTTATAAATAAGCATTTATTATTATTATATTTTATATGGATATAAATAATTGTATAGATTTATGTGTTATCAATAATACGGACTATGACATATCGTTGGTAGTATTCAAGATACTTGATGGGAAATATAGATATATATCAAATAATACTTGGGAGTATTTGGATAAAGATAATAGGTGGATTAGAGATATAAAGCAGAATAATTTTAAGTATTCTATTAAAACCGAGGTATATACTTATTTTATTAAGAGGGCTATTGAATTGTGTGATAAAACTGGTGATACAAATATAATATCTGGAAAACTCTTAGATATATCTTCAAAACTGAAAGAAGATAAATATATATCTATGATTATTAAAGAAAGCAGGCAGTTTTTTATAAATGAATAATAAAAACGAATATGATTTATACAAGATGGTTAAGGAAAACTATAATATCAATAGGGATGATATATATATTAAGGATATATCAGATGCCGGAAAGGGCTTGGGCTTAGTGCATTTTAAAAACTTCAAGGAATTATTATTAAAAGACAGTTATTTTGAATGGAATTTCTGTATTGAATATTTTGATAAATGTAACCGCGCGTATCATATCACTTATAAAAATATTAATTTTTATATTCTTTCGGATAAACCGATTACTAAAAAAGCGCGTGAGCATTTGTTTAATAGTATATATCGCGTTTTTTTGATTAAAATGCTATTTAATATTAAGCCGACACAAGATTTCAATTATTATATATTGCTCAATCCTATGAAACGCAAGCTTCCTAACAAAAACGGGGATAGCATAGGTGCTGCGAATATTAATGGAGGTTTCACCTATATTAATTCAAATAATGTATATATTGTAAGAAAAGAGGATTACGAGAAGGTTATATTACACGAATTATTACATCACCATCACGATATACATTTTGAGGGATGGACTAATGCAAACATTAAGCAAATAAAGAATATGTGCGGGATAGCCGAGAAACAATATTTATTACCGAATGAGGCAATAATTGAAACATACGCTATCATATTAAATACCATATTTTATTGCATTGAACACAATTTGTCTTTCGCCAATTTCAAGAAGACACTTGCAAAGGATAAAGAGCATAATATAGCTATCGCTAAAAAAATATTGGCTAAGCAAGGGAAAAATATGTGGTATGAGAAAACACACTCATATTGCTATATTGTATTGAGAGCAATATTTTACATCTATTTCAAGGAGTTCGTGCGGATATACAGATATAATAACGATGATGACATAACTTCATTAATTATTATGTATTTTCCAAAAATCCTAAGAAAAATACGAGAAAATGGCCGAGGAGACAACCGCAATAAATACATCAAACAGACAATATTTAATAACTTTTAGGCTGTTTTAGGATATAAATAATAATATCAGTATATTTAATAAGGTGTCAGCGAGGGATACAAATGTCAATTGAAGATATTAATTATCTTAAAAATAATAGTATAAAACAGAATTACACATTTTTAATAGATAGTACAGACCGAGATAGGGATAAATATCCTAATCCTAATAAATATGTAGTAGATTTCACAGTTCCCTTTAAAAATGTCATTGGTATGGAAATAATTGACGCGAGTATTCCGCGTACTATGTATAATATAGATGTTGAAAACAATCTATTATATTATTATTTGGGACCTGACGAGAACGACCCTATAATTAAGAATGGCGTAACTGAAAAAATAGCGTGTGATATAATTACGAGCAATTGCGCGTATGTTGATGGCTATACAAAAATAACTAACGGGGGCTTCATAGAGCTCAGTAATAACATAAATATATATAATATATATTCAAATAATACCACAGGGCTTGAGATAAATGCTAATGTTAATAAAAGTGTTATAGGAGGAACCGAGATAGGAATAACATATTCTTTTAAAATTAAGGCAGAAGCTACATACAATCCTGCGAAAAATAATACATATTGTATATTTAGTTTAGGATATTACCATTTATGGAAGCAAACAACAGATAAATACACTGGAATGAGCGTCAGCGTCGTCAAGAGAAGTACTGGAACTCTCTATAATATCCAGTTTATTATGGGAGATGGTAGTGTGACAGGAGATACGCAAGTAATTACAGAGGTTGATTTGGAGGAAGAGGTTCATATATGCTGGACAATATTTGAAAATAATTGGGTAATATATATATCTAATAATTCTCTTTCAATAAATATTACGAGAACAATAACAGTTGCAAAAACTATTAAGAATGTATTCTATGTCAAGAAATATATAGGGAAATCTCTTGCGGCTCCTATTACTAACAATCTGAATGGCAATTTATATAAGGAGTCTTGGACGGCTGATATGAATGCTGTTATGTATATAAAGGATTTCAAGATATATAATAGGGCGATCAGAGCTGACGATGTAATATTGTGTAAAAACAATAGTATCTTGGATATGCCATTATGGTACAAGCTGTATGATAATAGCACGAAAAACAGTGGGAAAACAGAGTTGATAGATTACCCTGATATATTTAGCAAGATGTCAATTGATACAGGGGATTATACATTGAAAACATTTTTATTAAATTATGAGGAAATAGAAGATACTGAAGTAGGATTTAAGAAACACTCGGAGCCTGCTGAATTGACGAACTTATTAGATATATATAGCAGATTGCCTTTTATATTTGATATGGGACGATCTACTATATATGAAAATCTTGGTTTTGATTTATACAATTCTATAAATCCCAATTATATCAATGATAGATATCAGTATAAGCCTATATATAATAGTAATCCAAAGATGTATAAAATGTTTCATAGTATATTAAATACAGATGTTACGAAAGTAATACTTACTATACAATATGATAAGCATCTAATAACATCACCAGGTATCGTGTATTTAATAGGGAATAAATATATTGTATTAAAATGCCCGGAAATAGAAGAGCATCTGTTCGGTTCTTTATCATATTCTAAGTATTCTCTTGGTTTAGCTAAGTTTCGCGTAGATAATGTAGGTATTAATAGTGAAAGGCTGGTAATTACTAAATTGCCTATAAGAGAGTTTCATCCGATTGGCAAATTATCAAGAATATCTCTTAGATTTGAAACAAACCGAGGGACGCTATATGATTTTAAAGGTGTTAATCATAATATCGTATTTGCTATTTATTATTACGAACCAAAACAGAACAAATTCCCAGAAGGTTCAATATTAAACCCCGAATATAAGATGAATTATATAGATTACAAATATTATCAGGAAGAGATTGAGGGAGATAGTGAAGATGAAACCGAGGAATATTCAAGAGATAATATAAATGACTATAAAAAGAAGGAGATTGACTATAGCAACGAGGGAATAAAATTAAGGCAATATAACGAGCACTATGTAAATAAAGATGATGGCGATGTAGACGAAGATGATGATGACAATTAATACGCTATCATTATGATGTCATAAAAAGGGACTGGATTTTTTCAAAAATTGAAATTTTAAATTTGAGTACATCTTTATGTTTTTTATAAATTACAAAAGTTTTTTATAAATTACAAAATAATTCAAGAGATACACTCCGCTACTCAAATTTTAAAATGAAAAAATATAAATATTCTTGTGTCTCTTAATAACTGCGTATATTTATAATAATTATTGAGATGCTGTCACAGGCTTTAGTTGACTGTTGCGGACTCTTCTAGCTAACTTCTTTTATTATAGCATTTACATCAAATTTTTTTAGAATATCACTATTAATTTTAGTAATATAAGACTGTTTATTAGTTAGGGCATTGCATTTGCCAATCAAATCTAGTATATTAGTTTTTTGTTCTGCAGTCAAAGTTATAATGGGATTAATGCGTTCTTTGTAATCATCTATGGATTCCAAAACTATTTTAGAAACATCATCGGTTGCTACATACTTTTTTCCACCATCCTTTATAACTATATTAAGAATTTCGTATAATTTTCCGTTAGTTTCTATAGGTGTTAATTTTAACTTAACTTCGGCAGTAGCAGCAGTCCCAGTATTATCTTTTGGAGCCCCAATAGTTATCTTAGGAGGTGCATTTTCATAATATTTGCCATTTGATGTTAGAGTAATAGAATCTATACCTTTATTTTCATCGCTTTTAACAACCATATTATTTATAACAGCAGATACAGGTTCTGATACTGTATTAGCAACTGCATCCACTTTATATTCCGCAATACTTGGTTCAAATGTTATCTTGCTACTATCGGCAGTTTCATACTTGGTCCCTGCTTTTCCAGGGGTTATTTGTATTCGTTCAATTTTGTAAAGAGGGGGGGTAGTTCCGTCTATTGGGGTTAATATAGCAGTAGCTTCTGCCTGTGTAGAATCTGCTACTGTAGGTTTAGGAATAGTTATTTTAGGAGGCCTGTCTTTGTAATATTTTCCTTTATTATCTCCAAGAGTTATTGCTGTTATTGCTCCTACATCATTAACAGTTATACTTGCTATAACAGCATGGACAGGTTCAGATGTTGAAAATCTCTCTATAATGATGCTGCTACCGCCGCCGCTATAATTATCAGCCATACACCCATACATTAATACAATGAATATGGCAAATGCTAATATTAATGATATATATGTAAAAAAACTCTCGTAATCAATGAATTTATTCATTTAATCTGTAATACTTAAAGATTATTATTTTTATGTTTTTATAATTTATTTCCATATATATATATAGATATTATGACAGATTTAAGTTTATTATATGGGGGAGACGACAATTTATTAGGTGATAATATGGATAATTCCTATTCCCCGCAAAAAATTAATAAAATGAATAATAATGAATCGTACAATGGCGGGCAGCATTCGCCTCAGCAACAGGCTCAACAGGCTCAACAGGCTCAACAGGCTCAACAGGCTCAACAGGCTCAACAGGCTCAACAGGCTCAACAGGCTCAACAGGCTCAACAGGCTCAACAGGCTCAATACAAGGTTGAAAATATACACAGTATGAATACATCATTAGTCACGATGAATAATAATAATTCATATAAACAGCCTGATAATGATTATTCAAGAAGGAAAGGGAATGAATATAATTTATTTGATAGAATGAACTTAAAAAGATCGGAGGTTATTAAGCTATCATTATTTTCTCTTGTAATCGTTCTAGGTATTTCAATAGATAGAATGCTAACATATTATTTATCTAAATATATTGGTGATAATATACTAACCGATTTCCAAGAGTTCTTACTGAGAATAAGCTACCCTATAACTATCTTTTTATTATTATGGATATTCAAAGCTATATAAGGCATCAAAATTTAATTTATAAATAACAATTAACAATTAACAATTAACAATTAACAATTAACAATTAACAATTAAAAATATATAAAATATATAGTAATAAAGGCCAATAAAATATTGATGGGTAATTATAGTAACGCTTTTTTAAAGGATGTTAAGGATGTTTTTGTAAGATTTTTAATTATATTATTATTTATTGCGGTGCTTGTTGTAAATATTGAGAAGATTAGCAATTTCGGCTCCAGTAGAGCTAAACTGTTATCTGTATCATCAAAAGAAAATAACCCTAGCTATGATAGTTTAAACTTGCAGTATTGCAACTATACTCCTATGTTTTCTGATAAAGATACCGTAGATTACAATAATTATAGATTTGTAATTATATACGGTATCCTGTTTTTCCTATTTTGGTATAATACTATTATAAATGTATTTTCCACTTCAGCAATGTCCAATGAAATAAAAATTCCATTTTATAAAACATATTATAACTATGATATTTATAAAAATTATAATTATGAATACACCTTTATACGCAGTCTTCAAATATTTATTCTCATAGCCTTCTTATTTCACTCATATATCTTGTATAACGAGTTTATGGGTACAAATGAAGAAGATATTAAGATACACGATAATGTTAAAATAATAGATTCTACGATTATGGAAAATATAGATTGTGATTTAATTAAGATTCATGATCCTTCAAAGGGCAAATTTATTACAAGAGATACTCTCAATGGATATTTAAAAAATATAGATACATTGAAAAAAAAGGCGGATGTAGATAAATATGTTAAAATGTGTATAGCAATTATATTAACTAATAAGAACAGCAATAATGCAAAGAAAACAATTAAGGATGTTCAAAATATATGCGATAACCCGAAATGTATATATAGCAGATTAGAAAATAATATGGAAGATATATTCCCAGAAAACATAGATAAACACCTTGATATAATAAGGTCTGCAATAAAAACAGCAGGATCGTATGTATTAAACTCTCCTCAAATTTTAGAATTATTTACTAAATATAAAGAGATAAGAAAAAAACTCGTTGATAGCTTTAATATTATAAAAAGCTATAAGTCTTCCCACGTTATTTATTATAAGTTTGGGCTAATTACAACAGTTCTAGCAGGTATATTCTTTGCCACATTCGGCCTGGCATATTTCTTAATTTATGATATAAAGTTGATTAACGCACGGTTTTCTATGAACGACTTACCATTACCATTTGATTATTTTGTTAGCACATATTTTAATACAGCCGTTGTTTATATAGTAGCAATGATTGGTATTTATATAGCGTTTATTATTAATTTCTAATGACAAACCTGTTAATTTTTATTATAATTATTAAATTAGAATATATATTTAATAATAATGAATGATATGTTAGTTAATATTATTACGAATATAATATATATAGTTGCTGTATTAATAGTAGTAATTTTAATATTAGCACTTATAAATTATACTTTATATACAATATATTCTATTAAAGAAATAATTGTACATAACACAAGCGAAGATGCTATACACTATAAGCTCAAAGATATTTATAATTATAAATTAATAAACTATGTTAATATAATCAACACGAACAATAATTATAAATACGATATATCGAGCGAGTTTAATACAGCTACAGCATTTGTAATTGATATGAAAGAGTTTACGCTAAATAAGCATCCATTTGATAATACTAATGATAATACTAAGCCTTTGTTAAAATATATAGACCTTTCATATCTCAAAGATTATGTAGATAAAGATAAGATTGAAGACAATAAGGTTCATTTTAAATTGAAAAATATAGATGCTCAGAAGCCAGAAGATTTTATGATATTATACGAATATATAGCTATAGGTGCTACACCAATTGAAGGATCTCATCCATTAGATAAAACTAAAATAATAGCAAAATACAATAATGGCGATAATACGAGCTATTATATCATTGAATATAATAAAAAAGGTTATTCTGAATATTCAAAAAATAATACCGTGGATATTAATATAAATAAAAGCCTATATGGCGATATTGTATCATTCAGTAAAACAGATACAGCAACCCCGTCATCGACATCTAAGAAGATAATTGCAAGGGATGGAATAATAATCCTTTATATAGATGATAGCAAAAGTAGTGATAATATTGTTACAGTTAAGGTTAATAATACAGATATTTACGGGTATATATTGAATGGGCTGTTTATGTTAATTCCCACGACATTATTGTGGTCTAATGATAAATATGCTGCGGGTCTATATGTAAAAACAAATAATAATTTGTACGAGATAATTTTACTATTAGTATTTCTAATAATATTCATCGTATTAATAGCATTAATAAACGATTTTTACACATATTTATTTAATATTGGAATAAATAGCAAAATAGCGGATGAACTATTTATTACAAAAATTATGAACGGAAATATTCATTTGATAGTAATAACATTATGTATTATTATTTATTGTATAATACATAGTATCGTATATTTTTTCGCATTTATCAGCGGAACTTATAAAAAAATCAAGGCAATGTATGGCGATTTAATTGTTGCCGATGAATATATTAGAAATGAAACGAATAAGCATTTAATATCTAATAATTACAATAGTGACGCAATACTTGAAGCATTTAATGATATCGCTTATGGTGGTGATATTAGCTATGTCGGTGGGAAATACAATGTAATCGATGGAACAACCAACCAAGATATCTATGATGTTAAAAAGAAGTTTGAAGAAAAGATGATAGCTATTAATTACGGTTTTAATTACGATGAAAATATATACAATACAAATAAATATACAAATACATTCTTTACAAAAATGAAAAATATATTATTATATTCAAAATATGAAAACGGATATAATGGTGAAGCTGATATAAATAAAACATTATTATTGGTACTAATCATATATTTATATTTTGTTAAGAATAATATTGATGACCCGTATATATTAATTAAATTGAATAAGCTGATATTTGGAAGAGTTGCTAATATAGGCATACCCGAAATAGACGAAGAGATACATAACACCTTAACATTAAGGTCTTTACTTGGACACAATTTAGAAAATAAAGCGATAATAGATGGTTTAGAATATGAAAGTGATCAGATATTTAACAAGACAATAATTGAATATAAGCTACAAGTTAATAAAAATGTTATAGATTTTTCAAATAAGTTATATGTAGAATTGGATTATTGGGGTGCTGTATATTTTTTCAATTTATATTTAGTATTAGAAATAATGATAGGATGCCTTGTAATTTTGGCAAGCTTATTGATTATTAAATATACAGATAATGATATGAAGGAAAATGTAGAAAGATACATTGATAAAATGAAGAAGTTAATTGAAACAATGGTAGATGAAATTAAAACAGCTGTTTTGGGAGTTGTTTAGATTAGGATTTACACCCTTGAAGATTTAAAACGGCACAAAGTTCTGTAAAAAAAAATATTTCATACAGGTTTATTACTTTGTGTCTTCAAGGCTTTCTAATAATTATTAGAAAGGTAAATTATGGTTGGATACATCGTGTAATGTATCTGATTGATTACTTCTACATAGATATAATGGTCTTTTTAATCCATTTATATGATTAAAAGCTATTTTATAAATGTTTTTAGCACCATTTACATCTCTGTTCCATAATCCACAACCGCTCTTACAGCGTAATAGACCATGTACTAAAGCATTGTAGTCTTTCCAAGGTTTTGGGCTTTTTCTTATCATAAACTTCTTACATTCTCCTCCTTCACAATTACAGCATTTGCAACTTGTCCTAAACTCATCTACCAAATATGTATTATAACCAGATTTTCTAAATAATGTTCTAATACCTTTACCCTTAATAGGTTCTTTATATTTCATATGTTTGCGTTGCTCAAAATCACCAAAACATACTACAACCTCATTAGGATTGCCGAATATTTTCTTAAACTTATTTATAATCTTCTGTTCGTTTCTTTTTCTATTGATATATCCATTTAGTTTCAATTTTCTGAATATATATCTTTCATAGAACTGGAATAGTTTCTGATTGATTTCATTTTTCTTTTTGATATAATCTTTGTATTTATTTATATCTAATGACTTTTTATTATATTGTGATAGTTCAGTTTCATATTCTGTTATTGTTTTACCATCAATTTGTTCTTTCTTAAACTCCAATATGAGTTTATTATACTTCTTAATTTTACATTCTTTTCTTCTACTATCTTGTGTATATCTAAATGTGGTAGCATCTTTACAACATCCATCTACACAATATATAATATCACACTTACCAGGATCTATTGCAACTATCTTCTTGTTTTGTAAATGAGTATAATCACACAATTCATCAATATATAGTTCTTTTGATATGCTGGTATTTTTAGGTTTTGAAAACTTATCTATTAAGTCATCTCTAATCAGTAATATGGAACAACTAACACCATCAGATTCTATCATGTGATGAAATGAATATCCTTCTCTTTTAAAGCATTTTCTTTGAGTTCTAAAAAAAAAATCCCATATTTCTGATTTCCTTTTCTTAAGATTACCCTTTGATAAGTAGTCATATTTTTTCCCTTGTTCTTTTCTTAACAAAATGTTTACTATGGTTGTGCTATCAAGAGTAATATGTTTTGGTATGACGTCTGACCTTGAAGGAAAAACATTATTTATACTAAATCCTTCTTGTTCTATATGCTTCATCATATAAATCATACAAGGAAGGTAATCAAATTGATTACAATGTATATCATAATGAATGCTATTTTTAGCAAAAATCTTATTAGGTATGATGTGTTGCTTTACATTATTAATCCAAGAGTGATATACTAAATGAGATTTATATTCGTTTGTTTCAACATTAAGTATATCATTCTTAATCTTCCTTAATTGAGAACATAACTTATTTATCCTATTGTCTTTTTCTTTTTTAGTAAAGTTTAGTTTTCTTATTTTGTCTGTAATATATTTCTTCTTCCAACAAATATTAACAAAACGCTCTACATATTCCACATAATGTAATTGAATATTGTTTTTATACATAGTAATAATATCATCTGCTAAATAGTCTAAAATGGTATTCATATGAGTATATTTTAGATTATCATCTTGTCTTAATGGTTTGTAATGTTCTTCATAAAATGAATTAAGTTTTTCTTTTAGTTCTTTTGTTTCATCCGATGGTAGTCTTCCTGAACCACCTTTGACACATACAATTTTCAAGCAATTGACTACAAAAGAATGATCTATTTCTGGTATAGTGTTATGAGTATTATAATAGTTCAATAAATACAACTTCATAAACATCAATCCGTGAATTACAATCTTATGAGCTCTCATAACAGCATCATTAATTTTAGGTAAATTAATTTCAGGATGTTTAAGGACATATTTGATAGGCACTTTGACACCTTTGTAGAAGTCAGGAGGTTTCTCTTTAATGTTATTCATTTATTATAAGAATGATAAAATATATTTTTAGTATTTTCGTGTTATATATAATATTATAGTATAATCTTTATATAGATTTTGGAAAAATAAGGTTTTATAGTTTCAATATTTTATGATTAAAAGTTTCATTTACATACTCTGATATTTTATCTTTTGTTATGTTATTATAAGTATTAGATTTACTTGATTCAAACATAATATTATATTTTGTCTGGTCTCCACATATTAGAATCCTATCACATAGTTGCATATCGGTTACATCAATAAAATGATGTATATTTTCTGTTTTTATACTATATACATACTCAAACATACATCTTCCATCTTTTCCAAAAAATTCTGGGTAATTTAGTTTTATACTATCAATTGACGTAAAATCTAAAATGACATCCTTAAATGTCATCAAATCCATAACTTCTATCCCATAATAGTCTTTCAATCTATAATTTTTATTAATTGCTTCCTTCAAATTATTGCTAAATACTTTTATCATATTATACCTTCTATCTACAGTTTCTAATATCATCTTCTTTTGTAAATCAATATCACCTATTAATAAAGAAAATGATACATTTTTACATTTAGCATATTTATTCACATATTCATCAAATGTATGAAAACAATTAACTGGAAAATGTTTTTTAATCTTTTTGTTGTTTTGATTATATTCAATATTAGATAATATATGTTTTAATGCTGTATATTTAACAATATATTCATCAATAATTTTTTGACATAATTTATACTGCATTCTACATTTAGTCTTATGTAATTCTTCTGTAATCATAGTTATATGTTAATATAGTTTCTTTATACTATTATGTTTCAAATATGTAGTCGCATTGCTTTGTGAAATCTTCCCAACTTTGTCTAATTTCAAGTTCTTGCATAATAAATTTATTAGACTTATAATTTTTAGTTTGAGTAACCAACCATCTTCCTAATTGCTGAATATGTTTATTCTTATCTGTTGATGATGGTCGTTTCTTATAGTTTATTATATAATTACTTGATTGTTGCAAATAATCATACCATATGTCTTTATTAGATCTAAAGAACAATGGATATGTATTCATAAAATCTAACCATTTATTTCTAATTACAGGGTCTTTCATAATGTCTCTATGTTTCTCAAAATTTGTCTTTTGAGTACTTACCCAACCTCCTAATTGCTGTATATTAATATCACTATCTATTTGTGATGGTAATTTATTATATGTTTTTATATATTGTTCCAGATTATACAAATTATCATTCCAAATTTCATGAAATGTCATGAATAATGGTTTGTTATTTTCAATGAATGATTCCCATAATTTCATTATATCATTATTATTTCTCATTATTCCCATATTTGGATAATTCTTTTTTTGTGTATATATCCATATTTTAAGAGTTTTAACATCATCATTAGTGTCTTTTTTGGATGGTAATTTATTGTGTTGTTTTATGTATTCATCTACCTTATGTAAATTTTCTATCCATTGTTCTTCACGTGTGATAAATAATCTTTTATGTTTTTCTACAAAGTTTATCCATAATTGTTTGATATCTTCATTTTGTTGAAATTTATAATTATCCTTTTGATTGCTTATCCACGTAGCAAGTTTTTGTATTTCCTTATTTTTATCAGTTGATAATGGTAATTTATTATGTTTTGCAATGTAGTTTTCAACAGTTTCTATATGATTTTTCCAAATCTCATCCTGAGACATAAAGATATTTTTAAATTCTTCTTTGAAGTTTATCCATTTTTGTTTCAGACAATGAATTTTCATAAAACCTTTATTATTTTTGAAATTTTGATTCTGTGTTCCTAACCATTGTGATAATATCTTATCTTGATTGTTATTATCACTATCATATGGTGATTTATTATGTTTTTGAATATACAGTTTAAGATTTTCAAATTTATTTAACCATATATCTTCTCTTGTTTTAATTATTGAAAATGATTGTAGAAAGTCCTCCCAAACCTTTCTTGTTTCATAATCCTTCATGTTCTCAATTTGTAATTTATAATTTTTCTTTTGTGTGCTTAACCATCTACCAAGTCTTTGAATATTTTTATCTTCATCTATAGTTGATGGTTCTTTATTATATTTTTCAATATATTGCTTTAATTGTTCTAAATTTTCATTCCATAATTCTTCATTTGACATAAACAGTATATAATTGTCTTTAATAAAGGTTTCCCATGTACTTCTGATTTTTTCATTTTTCATATTCATAATTTGTAATTTATTTTTATATTTATGTTTTTGAGTTCCTACCCATCTATATAATGTTTGTATATATGGATCTTCATCTAATATTGAAGGTAATTTATTGTTATCATAAATATAGTGTTTTACACATTCTAACATATCATACCATTGTTCTTCATTTGTTCTAAATAGATGTGAATAATTTTCAATGAAAGTTTCCCATTTATTTACATATTGTATATTTCTAAACATATGTATATGTTTTTTATAATATTTATTCTGATGTGATATCCAATTTCTTAATTGCTTAACTATTACATTTTTATCTGTAGATAATGGCAACTTCCCATTCTCTTTAATATACTCTTCTACCATATCAAGTTTCTCTTCCCAGCTCATCACCTTGAACTCCTTTACACCAACAATGCAATTACTCAACAATACCTTATCATTATCTACTAATTCAATATCTTTATCTTCTTTACTATGATAGAACTCTACAGCATTTACCTTGATTTTATCCTTAAACATTATATCATATTCTTTGATTGATGATAAGGTTTCTAATATCTCTTCATATTCTTCACACCAGATATAGATATTTGCAACTTTATAAGGGTTATTCTTATCTGTTCTGGTTGCTCTGCTAATTCTTTGTATTGTGGTTATTTTATTTTTAGGAGCATAACTGATATAGATACTATCACAAGATGGTATGTCAATACATTCGTTCAATATTCTAATATTGAATAACAGTTGTATTTTATCATTATTGTTAGCAAAGCTTTCTAATGTTCTCTTTCGTTTTTTTTCTCTATCCTCGCAACTAATACTATTTATTTCAATATCCATGATGTAAAACTCATTCAAAGTCTTCATACATTCTATCATACTCTTCATATCTTCTGTATCTTTACAATAAACAATACACTTCCTTGAACCATTATTTGCTATACAAGAATATAAGAACTTACATCTATTCTTTATTTCATTATCAATCTCATATATAGAAAGTTCTTTGTCAACTTCTTCATTATTTTCGTGTATAGAAGGCAACCATATTTTATAGTCTGTTATATACTTGTTAGCAATAGCATCTGTAAATGTCATTTGATATACTACATCTCCAAATAACCATTCCATATCAAATGCTTCATCATCATATTCAATATCATAAATTCTTGGTGTCGCTGACATAAACAGAATTTTATGATCTGACATCAATAACTTATATATGTTATTTTCATCATCTGAAATATTTGCTTTTGAAAGGTTATGAAACTCATCAACTATAAATAAAGCATCCTTGAACAAATCTAAACATTCTGCTATCAAATCCATAGAGTTGTAAGTACAACTGATAAGTAGTTTATTCTTATTTATAATAATGTCTTTTATACTATCAATATCTCTATTACCATCACTATCTACTAACAAAGTATTTGTCTCATCATATCCATATTCAATAAACCTATTTAAGTTTTGACTTGCAAACTCTCTTAATGGAGATAAGATGATGATATGACTATAATCATATGATATTATATAACTGGTATATGTCTTACCACAACCACATGGAAGAGATAAGATACCTCTATTGTTGTTTTCAAAATGTTCTTTGAATTTAGCAACTGCTTCAGTTTGATATGAATATGGTATTATTTCAGTCTTTATAATTTCTTGATTATTCTTATTTTCATAAGGCAATTTAACAAAGTATATTTTATTATCAATAGATACTTCTAATAATTTATCTATATTAGCACTACAATCAATATTGACAACATAATGACTTAATTTTGATGTGTATTTAATGTTTCTTGATAGACAGTTTGTATAGTAAATAAATGTAGGAACATCTCTCAAGAAATTACTTCTCATCATAATACCTGATATGTCATCTACACATAAACCATTACTATAACCATTTTTACATTGTATTATAGAACATCTATTATTATCAAGTTGTATGATGTCAATACCTATATCTTTATGGGTATGTAAGTATCCTTCTTTGATGTCTTTTCTTATCAGTCTCATATCATTATGTGAATCAACCAAAGCATTATCTATCAATATGTTTTCAGGACATTCATTCCATAGATAAGCATTTTTACCAATCTTTTGAATAATAAAGTCCTTAATATACTTTTCATATAATAGACCCTTTTCTTGGTTATTCATATTGATATATGTATTTTATACTAATATAATCAAATTTTTATATCTTGCCTTCGTACAAAATAGTATCGTTTTGTTCTTATATTTTTTGGTTCTGCTTTGATAGTGTATTCAGTGCTTAAAATCTGATATTCATTTTTCAATAGATGGCGAATAATTGATACATATGGTCTTTTAATTTTATCAGGATATGATATTGCTGTTATGGTACTCATAGAAAAATAATTATGTATCCTTGGTAATAAATCCATTATCTTTTCTTGTAGTTCTTTATCTTGATCTAACTCATATAAAATAAGACAATTAGTTTCTTTTAAGTTCAATAATTCTATTAATTCTTCTCTTATTTGTTTTTGTTGTTCTGCATACAATTCAGTTTTAAGTCTCATTATTATGATAATGTCTTATAATATACTTAATATATTCTTATGTTGTTTTATATGTTTTAGGTTTTCTGTATCTTGTTGATAATTTTCTTGTGTATTTTCTCAAACCTTTCTTATTGTAAGCATTATTGAAATAATTTTTATAATTCTCTTTTCTTACTATATTAATACCATTCTTAATTTCTTCATTTAATTCATCATATTTTAATACCTTCTTATTCAATTTAAGATAATGCTTTATTTGATTGAAATAATTTTCTATAGGAGCATTTGTAGTAGGAGTATATGGGATTGAAAATAAATATTTATTACCACTATTGAGAATAGCATCTTTTACAAACTGATTATTATGACTTCCAGCATTATCTAATATAATCAGATTGTCTTTGTATTTACTAAATATATGTTCTTCTAAGAAATCTACAAATCTTTCTTTTGTCATTCCACCTTGTTGGTATAATTTAGAACCTACACACCCTGAATTATTAATTGCTACTAATAATGTAAATTTTTTGAATACATAATTATCATCTGTATTTACTACACACTTATGACCTAACTGACACCGACTATATTCCAACATCATAGCAGGTTGTATTGATGTTTCATCTAAACATATAATTTTATCAATTGGATATTTACTTACCTCATTATAAAATTTATTTAACTCATTTTCTTTATTTACTTCTACACCATACCTTATTGCTGGAAAATGTTGATGTTTTGTTCTTTTTCTTGTCTTATTATTATCTCTTAATACTTTACCTAAATGTTGTGATGTAATGTCAAATGAAGGATATTTATCAAGTATGAGTTTCTTTAGTTCAGTCATAGTAATCTGTTCGTTTTGTTTCAGTAGTCTAATAGCATATTTAACTTGATCTTTTGTTATTTTATAAGACTTAGAAGGTCTGTTAAGTCTTTCAATATGTTTGTATGCCTTGTATTTCATAATCCATCTTCTCAATGAAGACTTCTTACAATCAAAAATATCACATACTTCATCTAAACTAACATCATTTTGTAAATAGTACTTGACAGCAGTGATTTTATAGTCTTGTGTTTTATGTTTCATAATAATACACAATAAAAAATAAATATTTTGTGCCATTTAAAATCTTCAAGAATTTAAAATATTATTATGTAATAAAAGAAGGTGATATTATGCCTTGCGAAATAGCTTCCTTTAGTGTGAATGAGAAATATGATATGACACTGTTTTTTATAAACTTTTATATATGTTTGATAATAATAATAACCTTGTTAATATTGACAAATACTATCTATAATTATTATGTATATAATAACATTCTTTCAGAAAAAATATATAATGATACGAATGTAATAGAATATGAAGAACTTCCCCTGAAAGATAATGAATTATCATCAGAAAACAAGATATTAATTGGGGAAACTGTTGATTATAAACTGTTTATTAGTATTCTTCTTGACCAGAATATGTATTACAATGATAAATATTTCACATTAAATATAACAAATATATTATTAGATGTCTTTGTACTGATAACAATAGTATTGGCGATTTTTTCAGCAATCTATGTTGGTATTTCTAATATTACGCCGTTGGCATCCCTTACTAAGTTAAATCTTGATTTTACCAAACTTAAAGAATATATTAAACAATATTGTTATTTTCTAAATAACAACAGTTGTGAAGAATTTCATTTGTTTAAAAGGTTCTCAATCGTCGTAATATTTGGAGTGCTAAGTATTATATACGGGCTAAGGCGCTATCATCGTCATACCCCTTCCATAAATTATGCAGATTATTTAAATTTTGAAAAATCAAAAGATGGCAAAAACTACGAGCCTAAAAATATTGAAAATATGTTAAATACTATATGTGATAATAACACGGATTTTTTAAAAGAAGATTCAAATATTACAAAAATAATGAACGAATTAAATGGACACAATATACATACAGTCAGTATTATTAAAACTTATGAAACTGCAGATCTTGAAAAAGCTTCTGTCGATGCATTAGATGCTTATGTCGATGCATTAGATGCTTATAATAAAGCAACTGATGATAAGGATAAGGAAAAACTTAGAGAAGCAGCTTATACTGAATATGATAATGCTGTTACTAATAAGACTATAAACAAGTTTATTACTAAAATTAAAGAAATCAGTGCAGCAATAATTATGGCTAACAATGTAGATAATAAGGATAATAAAGATTTAGATTTTGTAAAATTGGTCTTAGTATATCTTAATAATAAGAAAATATATAATGATAATATTAGTAAAGAAAAAATACATATTTTTGATTTGGAAAGAACATACGTACAATCCTTATTAAATATAATAACGAATGTAATCCCAATCCCTTATTCAAAATTAGATACTTTTAAAACCAACAATTATGATATAGAGAATGTTCTAATAGGCGCAATTCCCTTATCAATCAGGAGTAATATAAATAATTTGGCGGATCCTTGTGCTATTTCATATACAAACGTTAATACCTTTAAGAGCGACCATAAGGAGAAAGCTGGATGCTATTATAATAATTATCTATTTCAATTAAAAGAAACTTCTACTAAATTGAAACAGGGTTTGATTGCTATATTAATAGCATTTATATTCTCTATGATAGCTATTATGGTATTGTTTTATTATATTTATATTAATTACAATATTGATAATATGAGGTGGGCTAAAATGACAGTTATTAAAATGAAGCGTTTATCTATTTATAACCCTTTAAACTGGTTATTAAGCAATATTATGATATTTTTAAATTATGCAAATAAGTAAAATAATATTTAAGGAGATATTATATTTTACTATTTATATGGATACCGAATATTTATTAAATATTAAAACTATACAGGCTGCTACATTTAAACAAGTTATAGATGCTCTCAAGGAGATATTGATGGATGTTAATTTGGAAATAGATGAGACTGGCATCAAGATAGTTGCTATGGACAATACACATATTGTTCTAATACATCTCAAGCTGGATGCGGATAAGTTTGAGATTTACGAGTGTGCCAAGAAAACATATGTAGGCATTAATATGCTGCGGCTCCACGCGCTTATTAAAACAATCACGAACAACGACATATTATCAATCTATATTAAAAAAGATGACCCTAATCATTTGGGTATAACGATAGAAAATAATGATAAAAATTATAAAACTAATTATAAATTGTCTGTATTGGATATAGATGTGCTGAATCTTGACATTCCGCCTGTAGATTTTCATACGATTATAAATATGCCTTCCAATTATCTTCAAAAAATTATTAGAGATATGAATAACCTTGCCGAGTTTATAGAGTTTAGAAACATAGGCGATAAGCTAATATTAAGTTGTAAGGGGGACTTTTGCGACCAAGAGACTATCCTTGGTTCCGAAAAATCGCAATCAATCACTATAAAGAAGAATAGTACCGACGAAGAACAGGAGATAATACAGGGTATTTTCAGCCTTAAATACCTATCAATATTTACGAAATGCACCAATCTTTCAAATAATGTTGAGCTATATCTTAAAAATAACTACCCTATTATTCTCAGATATACCATCGCATCTCTAGGAGAAATAAAATTGTGCCTATCGCAACAAGATATATCCCAATAATCTTTTAGCCTTTGCTGTAGGATACACAGAATAATAATATTTTTGTGTAATAAAAATTAGATTTTTTTTAATTTAGGATATAATATATATTTATAATATATATCCTGTAATTTAAATAATGCCTTTCTGAGGACTATCATAACTTCATTCATACAATTAATATAATTGCTTGAATATACAAACTCTTTATCATTTATAATATAGTTAATTTGTTTTTTAATTTCAACGAAAATATTCCCGAATTTGTTTACTATTGTATCCATTATTATATAAAATATGTATATAAGTTCTTTAAGTAATTACAGAGGTCGCAAAAGTCTAGAAATCGGCTTCAAGAGAAAATGTGCGTAATTTAGAGTGTTCCTGTTTTCCACCTACATTTGCCTTGCTATATTGTGAAACGCGGCTTTCAAAGAAATTGGATTTGCTTTCAATTGATATTCTATCCATAAAAGGAAAGGGATTATTTGAGTTCCATATTTTTTCATAATTTAATTGAGTTAGCAATCTGTCCGCGACAAATTCAATATATATAGACATTAGGTCTGCATTCATTCCAAGCATAGAACATGGGATACTTTCAATAATAAAGTTCTTTTCTACTTCAACGGCTTCTTTAACAATTTGATGAACGGTTTCCTGAGGCAATCTATCAACTATCTTAGAATACAAAAGGACTGCGAACTCAACGTGCATTCCCTCGTCTCTGCTGATAAGCTCGTTAGAGAATGAGAGACCTGGCATCATCCCGCGTTCTTTGAGCCAGAAAATACTACAGAAGGCACCGCTGAAAAATACTCCTTCAACAAGGGCAAATGCCAACAGTCTTTGTGAGAATGGTGCGGATTCGTCATTAATCCACTTGAAGCACCAATCCGCCTTCTTTTTAATACAGGGCATATAATTGATAGCATTAAGTGCCTCTTCTTTGTCATTAGCTTCTTTAAAATAAGTGTCTATTAGAAGAGAGTATGTTTCTGAATGAATATTCTCAATAGCCATTTGAAAGCCATAGAAGAACTTAGCTTCTAGTATTTGTACATCATTTAAAAATCTTTCGCCCAAATTGATATTTACAATTGTATCACTAGAACTGAAAAACGCCAATATTTGCTTAATAAAAAACTTCTCATTCTTATTGAGCTTATTGAAATCATCTAAGTCCTTTGATAAATCTAATTCCTCAGGTGTCCAGAAGACACTAACAGATTTTTTATACATTTCCCACATATCATAATGTTCAATAGGAAAAATAGTCAATCTATTTGAAGGTATCAATAAAGGTTCATTATTTGACATACTATATACTATTATAATAGTATATATTTATATAATAAATTATCCTATATTATTAGAAATATTGCTGAAAATGATGTCTCAAAAAAGACCGAATGATAAATCCGAAGAAACAATGCATTCGCAAAAGCGTGCTACTCTAATTACATTTGAACAACAAGAAATAATAGATTTAATAAAAGAAAAAGAGAGGGAAGAGAGGGAAGAGAGGGAAGAGAGGGAAGATGAAATAATACAGGACGAAGATATTTATAAAAGTTTATCTATAGAAATAGAACAAGATGATGAGACACGTGATGCTAAAGAGCCAATGCGTTCACAGTCGCAGCAAGAGTCGCAGCAAGAGTCTCTACCGTCTCTACAGTCTATGCCCGCATATAATAATCCAGTTGCTAGTAGCGCAGATAGAACACTTGATCGAGATTGTCTAAAAATGATAGAAGGTATCTATTTAGATTGTCAAAATGATTTAAGAGATTTTTTTGATAGTAAAATAAGTGAATTAAATAGGGTTTTTGAGTCACGAAAATTAGCCGATGGTAAATTTTTACAAATTGAAATAAACACAAGGGTTCCTGGTAAATTTCTTCTTGAAATTAACATGTCTAAATATGAATATGACTCAGTAGGGCGGCGGCGCATAATAACATCATTTGAATGTGTACACTTTAGTCTATTTACGAGATTTGAAAATGGGGCTCTTACAATTAGAGGTTTGCATTTTACTTTACCTAATGATATAACAACTGGACGTAATAAAATATATTCGCATTTGTATATAGGACATAAGTTTGCAGAAAACTGTTTATACTCAATATATGCAGCTAATAAATTTATTATAACTATATTAAAATCTATAGGAACTTATTTTATTACACAAAGGAGTATCAGTAATCCTGATGAGAGTGCCAAAGAAAGTGTAATAAAGTTTATTACACTTTTGAGATTGAAATTGGAAGAAAGACAGGCTATAGGCCAACTTTTAATAGATTTAGGGGAGGAATATAAGAAATATTTTAAAGCTCGTGCAGCAAGTGGACCACAAAGAACAGGGGGGATGAAGATTATGAAATATAATAAAGTAGTTGAAAAAAGCAATAGTAAGGACGGCAAAAACACATTAGTTAATAACAAAGAACTTAAAATAAATAAGATTAAAGATAAGATAAAGATATTAAAGCAAGATAAAATAAAGAATAAAGATAAAATTATCAAGCAAATTAAATTAATTGAAGATATTAAAACTAAAATTAAAATAGAAAAAGAAAGAGCAAAGCAAAAACACAAAGAGAAAGCCTCAATAATAAAAAGGAAAGCCTCTGTATCCAAAACTACAAAAACTACCACAGCAAAACCTAAAACTACCACAACAAAACCTAAAACTACCACAACAAAACCTAAAACTACCACAGCAAAACCTAAAACTACCACAGCAAAACCAAAAACTACCACAGCAAAACCTAAAACTACCACAGCAAAACCTAAAACTACCACAGCAAAACCTAAAACTACCACAGCAAAACCTAAAACTACCACAGCAAAACCTAAAACTCCCAAAACTACCACAGCAAAACCTAAAACTACTAAAAGACAAGCTAATAAATGAGTGTTATGATGAGCATAGGACACAGCTATCGCCGTTGTCTTCAGCACATCTCAATCTTTTTTTAGCAAATTCAGGGTCAATTGTCATTTGCTGAGTTTTCGCCTTTGGTTTTGTTCGCAGATAATAAGAACCCGTCTTGAGACCCTTAGAATGTCCGTAAAAATGCATAGAAGACAATTTTTGGAAATCAGGTTCTTCTATGAAGATATTGAGGCTTTGCGTCTGGCAAATATATCTTCCTCTGTCTGCTGACATATCAATAATAACACGTTGCTTAATTTCCCAAGAAGTTTTATACAGCTCTTTCATAGTCGCATCAATATTTGGGATATTCTGAATGCTTCCCTCGTGCAAAATAATAGTATCCCTCATTTCCTTATTCCATATTCCCTTATCAATCAAATCTTTAATCAAATACTTATTTATCACAATAAACTCACCGCTCAGAGTCTTTCTCTGAAATATATTATTGGTAATTGGCTCAAAACTTTCATTAAATCCCATAATTTGCGAAGTAGATGCCGTGGGCATAGGAGATATCAAAAGGCTATTGCGAACTCCGTAATTCATTATTTCAGTCCTCAGGCTTTCCCAGTCATATCTATCGCTCGGCTTTTCATTCCACAAATCAAATTGAAAAAGCCCTTGAGATATAGGACTGCCCTCAAATGTACTATATGCCCCACTATATTTATTTTTAATATTTTTAATTTCAAACTCATTAACATAGTCGCTCATATTTTCATCACATTCACCAGAAGCTATTTTATTAATAGTATAAAACCTTTTTTTTGACAATTCCATAGAAGCTTCAACTGCTGCGTGATAGATAGTCTCAAAAATATCTTTGTTAATATCTGCAGCCTCTTTTGATTCAAAGGGATGCTTGAGCATCATAAATACATCAGCCAATCCCTGAACGCCAATTCCAATAGGCCTGTTTTTAAGATTAGAAACGCGACCCTTTTCAATAGGATAAAAGTTCTTATCAATTACTTTATTCAGATTTTTAGTAATTACTTTGACAACATCGTGAAGCTTCTCATAATTAAATACGCCATTCTCAATATATGTAGGAAGGCAAATTGAAGCCAAATTGCAAACCCCAGTTTCCTCGGGAGATGAATAAATTAGAACCTCTGCGCACAGATTGCTTGATTTGATAGTTCCTAGGTTCTTCTGATTGCTCTTTTTATTCGCAGCATCCTTGTAAAGGATATATGGAACTCCTTGCTCTATTTGAGATTCTAATATTTTAAACCAGAGGTCTTGAGCATTAATCTGTTTATTATATCTGCCTTCGCTTTCATATTGTTCATAAAGTTTAATAAAATCATCACCATATACATCGCTCAGTCCAGGGCATTTATCAGGACACATTAAAGACCAGAGCTTATTACTTTTCACTCTTTCCATAAACAAATCAGATACCCATAGAGCCATAAATAGATCCCTGCATCTTTCTTCCTCACTCCCGTGATTTTTCTTCAATTCCAAAAAGGCCTCAATATCACAGTGCCAGGTTTCAAGATATACCGCGATACTCCCGAGTCTTTTCCCTGCTTGGTCAATATATCTCGCAGTATTATTAAATACTCGCAACATCGGTATGATTCCGTTGGAAGTTCCATTTGTTCCTCTGATATAACTACCTTTACCGCGAACCTGATGAATATGAATGCCAATTCCTCCGGCATATTTAGAAATCAGCGCCATCTCTTTTAGTGAATCATAAATGCCAGCTACGCTATCGTCATTTACAGAGCAAAGGAAACAGCTGCTCAATTGCGGCCTTCTAGTTCCTGAATTAAATAGCGTCGGTGTAGCGTGTGTGAAATATTTTTTACTCATAAGGTCGTATGTCGTCAGAACTTCTTTAATGTCATTACCGTGTATTCCCAGAGCAACTCGCATCCACATATGCTGTGGCCTCTCAATAACCTTCTTATTAACACGGGTTAAATATGCGCGTTCCAAAGTTTTAAAGCCGAAATAATCAAATGTAAAATCTCTCTGATAATCAATATAGGTATTGAGCTTCTCCTTGTTTTTACACACTATTTCATATAGCTCATCGGATACTAGAGGGGCATTATTATTATGAATATCCTTGTTATCATAAAGAGCTTGAACGGTTTCAGAAAATGAAGGAGATGTATTTTTATGATGGTTTGAGATAATAATACGCGAAGCCAAAGTATTGTATTCGGGGTTATCCAAAGACATACTGCCGCACAAATATGCAGCCATTTCATCTAATTCGCTTGTTTTAACACCGTCAAAAATACGCGAGCATACCTTCTGAGCTATCTCTGATACATTAATATTTAGCTCACCTGATAGATTTTTAAGGCGCATAAGGACCTTGTCAAAGCTGACATCTTCATATTCACCATTCCTCTTAATAACTTTCATAATTATATTATTATATTAAATAATCTCTATATATATTTATGGGAGTGGGGGATAGGGGGAAACCACCCTATGGGGGAAACCGCCCCCAACGCGGGTTATAATGGGGGAAACCGCCCCCAACGCGGTATTAGAAAAGGCTGTCGCTGGCTATTGTCAAGGCTATAGAAAAGGCTATTTATATAACCGATGATAACTTAAAAAGAAACCAGATATTTTATAAAAATGAAAATTAAAATTTGAGTACATCTCTTGATTTATTTTGTAATTTCTAAAAAACTTTTGAAATTTTTGAAAAAACAGAAAGATGTACTCAAAATTAAAAATAAAAAAATATAGATATTCC